TGAATCATGTAACTGTTTGTAATATGTTGTCGAATGATGATAAAATTTGAAACGTGTGTGATTTAACATATTAAGCATACACCATAGTCGCAACTTGGACTGCTTGAGACTGTACTGCAATACCTAGAGTCTTAAGGTTCGCAATATCTTTCTCATTGATAGTCTTTTTACCTGTTAAGGATTGTAAAGCTTTTGCTTGTGTTGGATCTACAACATAGTGTAGTGTCTTACCGAAGGCTGTCTTAGGTTGAGTCTTGATTGTCATGTTTGGAATCTCCTTATCTGTCTTATACCTCTATTATAGCAGTCCAATCTGAGAATGGGTTAAGATTTTAGCAATCCAATACATCTTATTTGAGTCGCACATGATTGTGAGTCTTAGTCTAATACTGAGTAAGACTGGACTAAGACTGAGATGCCAACAGATCGCTACACATTGTAACAGTCTCATGTCGTGTCCAATGCGTCCATGTTGCATGATTGTGAAGTCGCATTACCGCACTTGACGAGTCTTATTCTGTGTCTAGTGTGAACTGCGTCCTTGTTGCTCTGAGTCTCGTGATAATCGTGCGTCGCAATGAGACTGAGCCGCTATATTATAGCAGACCCCATGTGGGGAAACTCTGACCTTGGCTGCACGTATATATGACTTCCCAAATTTATGTTATTTTTTATCCAGTAAGGATTCTAGATATTGTTTTTTGAGCTGTAATTGCTGTTCTCTGTAGTTTAACAAAGGCCACTTGTTAATTTTAAGTGCTATCTTCATTTTGCTCCATCTATCCAGTAATATACGCTCTATAGCTGCGAATATTCTCATGATAGTTAGTTAGTGGTAGTATTTTAAGAGTTATCAACTCATATGATAACCGGTAATAGTGTAGGAGGAGATGTTAGTCTCCTCCATAGGGGTCGAGTCCACCCTTCTCTTCCCCTGTATACGTGAGGGATCGGTTTTTATCTCCAAGTTGGCACACGATTACCTGTATCGTGCCCTCTAGCCTCTCTACGCTGCTCTAAAGACATCCCAAGTACTAAATGATTAGCACTACTTTGTGGGTCGTCTAGGAAGGCTTCTAGCTGATCTACAAACTCTTCTCTTTTTCTGTCTTTTATTGCTTCTTGTGCACTGATATGTAGAGCATCTGTAAAGTATTTAACGCCTTGTGCAAGTGCATCAAGTCTATCGTCATGCTTTACTGCTCCTTTTTGTCTACACATACGGCTCATTTGGTAAAAGAGCATATATAAGAGCCGACTTTCAGGTGCACTGTCTTTGTTGGAGGAATAGTCCCAATCAATGACACCACGATCAACAACAAGACGGTGTTGGTTAAGCACAGGCTCAAGACTATCAATGATCCTGTCTTCTTTCCTGACATTAGCCCTAACTTCTTCAATATAGATGTTTTGTCTTGTTTGAATAAGGTGTTTTTTAAATAATTCACTTACGATTCCATCTCCAAAGTTTGTTTCGATAACCAAGCTTGATACATTGTACTTTTTACAGCCTCTAAGGATGTCGAGCAAGGTATTATCACTGTACCCGTCTCTGTACGCTCGCACTTCATGCAAATAGATGATTCCGTTGCGTTGGGATAGATAACAAACCGCTGTTTCGTCTGTACCCCTTCCTGACGGGTCAACGCTACAAATGGTTTCGTCATATTCTCCCCAATCCCCTTGCAGTTGCATAGGTGAATAGAAATAGTCCCCCGGTAATCCAACTGTTGGTGCGTTTTTAATGACATTGGCTGGATCTGAGCACCATATGATGTTTTCGGGTGCAGTATCAGGGTTAACGCTAGTAACAATGAGATCAGCCATCTTAAGTGGGAATTTTTCTGCATCTGATAAACTTGTGTCTAATTGAAACTGTAACATGTAATTAGATCGACCCATAGAAGCTTCTCTTTCGAGTAAATCATCATTTGTAAACCGATCATCTGTCGGAGCCCATTCTTCTGCTCCATTATCTATATCTGCCTGTACTTCTGGTGCTAATAGTCCTTCGTACTGGGTAATATTGTTTCCTCTTGGGTATCTTGCGGGCCAAACAAAGGGACGATACGAACGCTCTGCCAGCTTACGATAAATAGTAAAAGTAGTCTGAGGAGTCCCGAGATACATAATACGGCTATCGTTCTTCGGGGTAAGGATCGACTCCGCTTCAGTACATAGTTGTAGTAGTTTTTCACGCATCAGCTCCGTCATACTGTTTCCCGGTACTTCCACGTCGTCCAGAATCATCAGATCTGCACGGCTTCCCGTTAACTGACCAGTAATACCAACACTCTTGACGGATGGAGCCTGATGAGGTGAGCAGTTTACGTCGAAGGAAATCCTTGACCATCTGCTGTCGTCGCTCTTTGGTCTTAAAAAGTTTAGCCATGGTGTTTCTATAATTAATTTCTGTAAAAAGATAGACATGTTATCTGCACGTTCTTTCGACGCAGAGATAATCATTATTTTTCTTTCTGGGTCATTAAAGAGTGTCCATAACACAAAAGCACCAGTAATCCAAGATTTACCAACACCTCGAAAAGCTTGAATCTGGAGTCTCTTGGGTCCGTTTTGCAAGTAGTCTGCGATTGCATATTGTGCCCTCGTAGGTGCAGGCAACCCTAGCTCATGCCAGAGTGCCTGTAAAAACATCTTGAAATCTTGTCTTAGTAATTGTAAACTATTAGTCATTTGGATCTTGATAGAACTTCTTCTTACTCATTTTTGCTCGTAAACCTCTCTGAGTGTTAATAAACTTCTGAGCTGCTTTTCTATACTTATTTTGTAATGATTTCATCAAATACTGGAAAGTACTTGTGCTTTGTAGCTCGTCCCATCTCATATCAGGAGCACCAATACCAAGAATCCTATCTTTTTCTATTTGTAATGCTATATCAGTCTTACCTAATATTCTTGGATCTTCTAAAGCTCGTTCTATTTCATTTATTAGAACTGGACCTAGACTTTTCCAATATGCAATCTGTTTAGCTGCTATTTCACTTGCCCATTGTTTAACTTGATAAGGTGTAACAACTGGTGCCCCTTCTCCTGTTCCCATACCAGATATCTGATTTTGTAACTCTTCTAGCATGTCTCGAAGTGCCATATCTTTAAACATTGGTGGTATTTTCAGACTTGTTTTAGATAATTCGTTACCAAAGTATTTACCTACCATGTCTTTAAGAGTCGTACTTAGACCTAATGCGGCAGAAAACTCAGATGGTATGCTAGGATTACCAAGATTATTCTTAGCTCTGTTAAATACTGAATATATAATTTCTAAATTGTCTTCAAAATTAGCTCCTAATCCCGCAGGTATACCTAATTCACGCAGTTCTTGAATAGCTCTACGATGATCTACCTCAAATGCCTGTGGATAGCTGTTAGGCGATCCTTTTTCAACCAGTCTAACCTTGCCTTGTGGAGTTACACCTATAACTACTTGGTTAATTGGTACACCATCAGCATCTAGTTCAGTTGTAAGAGCTGTAAAATACTTATTTAACCATGTAGCAGCAGCTTTCTGTTTACCCCATGCCATTTTCTGTTCAGCAAATATAGTAGCAGCATCAGCAGCATTACCTCCAAACTCTCTAACTATTCTAGCAATGTTTCTTTCAGTAATTCTTTCCCAGTATTTACGGTCTTTACCTAGTTGACGCTTATCAAGTTCGGTTATTGTAATATTACCGTCTGGATCTGTTAGCCCCATTTTAACCAATCTAGCCCGCATCTTCTCTTTTAGACTAGGATCAAACAGTTGATTCATTCTGCGTTGAGTTCTTTGTGATAAAGACTCTTTTGGAATATTTTTAAGTAAGGTTTTTGAAAGTGCATCACCGGCAACTTTAATACCACCACCAGTTGCACCACCAAATCCAATAGCAAAACCTGCTTCAGTTGGTGTTAAAAACTCACCTGATTCGTAAGCTTTAAGTATTTGTTGTTGGGCTAATGATATACCACTACCGCCTACTACAGCTCGTTTAAGTGTACCGGGTCTACCTAAATATTTAGCATATTTCGCTTTTGCCGGTACATCCATAAATGGTATAGCACTAAATAGTCCTGATACCGCAACTTCTCCCCAGTTAACATCTTCGTCTGGGTTAATATACTTTTGAACTTGATAGTTAGTATAGCTACCTTGAAAAGCGTTAGTAAGACCATAAGCAACCCAACCTTTAGGACCTAGAGCTAATAAAGGTGAAGTGGCTAGGTCAGTTCCTATGCCACCTCCTATTTCAGTTCCGGCTCCGATCAGTTCTCGTTTAAACTGTTCATCCATTAATATACAACTCCACTACCGCTAGTATTAAATCGTTTATCTATTTCTAGCTGTTTACGTCTTGACTCAACATATGGAGTAGTTACACTTAGATCTTTTAGATTAATAGGTTGATTTTCTTGATTTGTAACAGCCTGATTTATCTTATACTCTAGCTGTGCGTCGTCTTTTTGTATAAAACTTGTACCTTCCTTTTTGATTAGTAGTTCTTGTGTTTTCTTTTTAATGTTTTGGTCAAACTCTTTAGAAAATACACTTTCATTAGTACCAGTTACTCTTTTACTACCTAAATCTCGTATATTGTAAATAAGTAAACCTTTTCTATTTTTAGTTCTTTCTAAATCTCTAGCTGCTTTTAAATATTGGAGATCTGCTTCTGGTGTTTTTGTACCAAAGTTTTCTAAAAAGTATGCTTCGTCAGCTAGTTTATTCTGCTCTTTAATAAACTTCCCTGCTTCTTTTACATCATAAAACTTGTCAGTACGTGTGTCGAACCGTTGAAACGTTTTAGTTTCTGGATTATACGTTTTAGTATTTGCAAACTCCTGTATGTAGCTACCTTCGGTGTAAGTTTTAAAACCTTCGCCTTCGAAGTAACCCGCTCGAAAACCACCGGCTTCTATTTTCTTTTGTAATAACTTTTGATACTCTTGTTCGTAGTTCATCGTATATGTGATAAAATCGTGTGTTCTCTGTCTGTAATACCGAATGTCGACCTCATCCAGTCAAGCCAGTTTTTACTACCCTTCTCTTGATTACATCGTCGACATGAGGGTACAACATTTGTCGTAATATCTCTCCCACCTTTGCACTTCGGGCGTACGTGGTCGATAGTAAGGTTGTGTAATTCATGAAATTCTCCGCAATAAACGCATTGACAATTAAAGTGCTCTTTGATAGCCCTTCTCCAGAGCCGTTTTGAATCTGAACTTGTCATGGTTATTAAATTGTGTAAATAGTAATCAGGGTTAGGTAGTAATGGGGTCATTTTTTAGTTC